TGTGCACGGATTTGATCCGCGTCCCTCGGTCCTCAATTAAGAAGTGCGGCCGCTCCTCGCCCTTGATGGCGGTCCAGCCGTACCTGGCGGCGATGCGGTAGGTGTCTTGGGTTTCGTAGCCGGAGTCGATGGCCACGTGGCGGGGCTGGATTCGGTGCTCGGCCATCAGCTGAGCGATGTCCTCGATCGTCCGCCGGCGCCCCTCGTCAAACAGCCGGCTTGTCCCATCCCTGGCAAAGGCCCGGATCACGTACCAGTATTCGTCGATCTGCCGGTCAATCGCCGCCAGCAAGATGTGATCCTTGTCCCATGGCTGTTTCTTGGCAAAGGCCCCGGGCGCAATGGCAGCCGCCTCGTCGTCGTCAAACTGATCCTCCCAAGGCAAGGCGCACCACCCGTTCACCCAGCCCTGCAGTCCGTGCAGGTAGTGCTTTTCGGTCAGGAATTTTTTGGCCGTCTCGCCAAAGCTGATGTTGCTGTACCAGCTGGGCAGGCGGAAGGAGCGGTGCCCGGGATCGGCGTGCGCATTGCCGGCCACCCATTTGCCCTTCTCGATCGCCTTGCGCCGGTGCCCCTCGCCCCAAGGCTCGCCGCACTTGGTGCAATGGTAGACGGCGGAGTCCGTCACCCGTTTTAGATCCCACTTTCCGTCCTCAGATCGCGCCCCCTCGTCCCACTTGATTTGCCCAAACTCCATGGCTTGCCGCTCGCCACAAGCGTGGCATGGCACGTGGAAAGTCTCCTGGGTTCCGGCTTGGTAATTTTGCCAGATGTCCCCGGTGTTGAGCGTGGGCGTGCTGGTCAGGACGTGCTTGCGCCCGGGGAACGCCTTGGTCCGCTCCAGCGCCAGGTTGTAGGCGGCGGCCTCCTTCTCGGTGGGCGGCGCAAACTTGTCCAGCTCGTCCAGTACGGCAATGCAGATGGGCCGGCTGGAGATGTTGGCCGGACTGTTACTGCCGACCAGCGACAGGGTCATGGTGGCAAACTGCATTTCTAAAATTTTAAAGTCGTCCATGTCCTGCGGAAACAGGGCTCGCACGGGCCGGCACTTTTGAAAGATCGGGGTTAGCCGCGTCTCGCTGTAGCTGCGGGCTAGGTCGGCGTTGGGCATGACAAGCAGCGCCGGTGCCGGGTCGTTGGCGATGCGGTAGGCGAGCCAGATTGCCAGCGTCAGGGTCTTCCCCGTCTGACTTCCCCAGCAAAGGGTGACGGTATGGACGCCCGGATCCGCCAGCGCGTCCAGCACACCCCGGACGTAAGGCGTCCAGCTGGTGCTGTAGAGTCCCGGGCGTGCGGTTAGCCGGCTGTCCAGTTGGATGTTCCGCTCCGCCCACTCAATAACGCTTGGCGGCTTTTCGTAGTGCCACCGTGCCCTCGCCCTCCGGCGCAGCTCCTCCTGCGCCCCGGTCACAGCGCCGCCTCGACCTGCCGCATTATCTGCCCGACCTCGCCTTCCACCTCGGCCTCCACCTCGGCGGCCGGACGGTTGGCACAGATGGGCGCCAGTCTTTTGGCCATCCCCTTAAGAAGCGGGATCAGGGCGTTGTCCCGGGCTGCCGCCAGCTTGTCGGCCTCGTCCACGGGCACCATCGTTCCCTCCGCCTGGTCGATCTCGGGGCGGTCGCCCTTCATGCGGCGCAGCGCCTCGACCACTTTGGTGTAGTTGCTGATCAGCTCCGACCTGTCCGCCCTTGTGTCGTCCTTGGCGCTCTCGCCCAAGCTGGCCGCAAGGTCCTCTAGCCGCTTGATCTCCATGTCCAGACCCCCGCCCTTGGCTTTGACCAGAGGCTGGGCCGGGGCGGCCGCCCGCTTGCGGTAGACGGTTGCCCTGGATTCGCCCGTAGCAGCCATAGCCCTTGCGACGTCGTGGTTCTTGGATCTGCCCATGAGACTTTAAGGTTTGCGGGTCACACTCAAGAAATTAACGGGAGTCGTCGCCACCGCGGGCAAGTATGCCTTGGAACCCTGATGCTTTACGTAGTTATGCATCCCCGCCCAGCTCCTTGTAGGCCGCAACGATAGGCTGTGCTTCACGTAGGAACTGCCTGCGAAGGTCGTCGTCCGCCTTGATGTAGCGCAGCCCACGGTTGGAAACCCACTGCGCCACACGGATCACGGGCGACAGGAACGGCTTGGGCTCGCCCGGTTCGCTGGTGGTGATGGGGTCGGGCAGCATCTCGGCCCACAGCATAATCTGGCGCACGACGCCAGGCTCACCGCTGTTGAGCTTGTGCTGATGGGCGGCCACGCGCTCGTATCGCTTAGCCTGCTCGTCCGTGATGCCAGCGCTTTCGATCAGCTTGGACACGTCCTCGCCGTCTGCTCTGGCTTGGCCAATCATAGCGCCTGCCTTGGCAGCAAGGCCGATGACCTCGCCCACTTGAGCCAGCGCGTCCTCGCGCTTTTTGTTAAGCTCTTTGACTACCGCTTTAAGAGTTTGCATTTCTTTATGCCTTTCGTCAGCGCAGATAGGTTAAATTTGGGTGTCTCACGCCTGCGCTTGTCGTGATGTGCCCGTGCTCTCTGTTCGTAAGATTTGCGTGCCTTCTCGCTCTTTGCGGCCCGGAACCGAATCCCCAGCCGGTCGGCCACGTCCAACGCCTTTTTGCTCACGGCCTGCTTGGTGATGTTGAACCGCTTGGCCACGGACGTCATAGACTCGGTGGATCGGTTAAGGACAATCGACAGCACCGCCTGGTCTAGGGTGTCGGTCATGTTCTGCATGACCGGGTGGTCGGGCACCTTGGCCGCCAAATACTCAAAGCAGAATACCGTATTTTTAATTGGGCAAGTTGTGACCGTTATCACGCTGTATGCCTCCCGAACCAGATCAGTCAGGCTATCAATCCGGCTAGCCGGATGCAGGTCTTGGGACGGCAAGCGTTCTACCAGCTCTTGGTCTAACATACGCCTATCCGACCCTCTCATGTACGAAAAGTCGGGAATGTATGTATGAAAACCCCCCTAAAGGGGGGATTTTCGTACATAACAATTCCACCCATTTTCGTACATATTTTTTAATTTTCATACATGAGCCTCCATTACGTCAAAAGGGACATACTTTTTGGGCTTTCCGTGCCCCACGTTCTTGATGCGGACGGGTGCCCCCTTGGCCTTGTCTCCGTGTTCCCATAATCCTGTAGTTTTGACGGCTTTCTCGCGCCCGACATCGGCCCGGACCATGATCAGCTCCTGCAGATGGCCGGCGGATATTCCGGGACGGATGTCGTCCAAATAGTCCTCAAACTTGATCACCTTCTCCGGCCTTCCAGCCCCACGCTTCTCCGGCTCGTCTGCCTCGATCCATGCAATCGAATCCGTGGCATGCCTCAAAAACACGCGAGGAAGGGCCTTGCTGGCCGTGATGCCGGCCTCGGGCTTGCTGGGCACTAATCCGCTGCGCCTGCCCCTTTTAACCACCTCCAGGACGAAATGATCGTTGTCCTCGCTCTTGACCGCATTAAGCGTGATGACCGTCCGGGCCCAGTTGGTCAGCTCGCTGGAGCCCAGCCCCCAATACATTTTATCAAATCCCTGGTACCCGGAAGCCGCATCCTTGGGGGGTTTGCCGCTGTGATGGATCAGGCACCAGGCAAACCCATGGCTGTGGCTCACCGGGTTGAGCTCGTTGCGGAGGAACACGCTGGCCGTCTCCTGTTTGCTGATGTCCCCTCCTATAAAGGACAGGAGCGGATCCACCCAGAACAGGTCGGGCTTGTGTTTGCTCGCAAGGCGGCGGCACAAGTCGGCAAACCTTGCCCCCGTCGAAAAACTCTCTTGGACGATGATTACGTTCTCAAAAACCAGCTTCCGCTCCTCTTGGCTTAGAGCCATGCGGTCAATAATCCCTCTGACGGTTTCCGACACGTCCCCGGCGTCGTTCTCCGCCTGGACGATGATCGACTTAAGCGGCCGCTTGGGCTTGATTCCAAAAAACTCGCCCCCATAGGCCCATGTGATGGCGGCCTGCAGGCAAAGGACGGATTTTCCTAACCCGCTAGATCCGACCCACAGGGCAGATCCGCCTCGGCACAGCCAGCGGTCTCCTAGGAGGGTCGTCTCATCCTTGGCCTTGTCGAACGCCAGCATGTCGTCCCACTTGAAGGGCGCGGGCAGGTCTCCGACGATCGTCCACTCCCGCCAATCCTCAAACGCCTGCACCTCCTCGGCCACCTCAACCAGCTCCTGGCCGTTGCCCGTGCTGCGGCGGATGGCCCCGGGGAGCCGGCTGAACCTTGGCGCGTCCTTGTTTTGGCCGTCCAGCCCCTTGCAGTTTTCGAGGTGCTTGTAGACAAACTCCGCCCGCTCCTTGAACTCGTCGGCGTTGGCGGCATTGACCACCACCCAGGCGTGGAGGCTCTTGCCCCCGGAGCGGATGATGCAGGACGTCGGCAGCTTCGCCTTTTTGATCTGCTCCCACTGCTCCTCGATCGTCCCCTTGTCGAACTCGACCAGCACGTGGCGGAACTGCTGAATCTCCTCCAGCACGCGCCGATTGCCCTTGATCGGATTGATGCAGACATAGACGCCGACCGCGTCCCCTTGCCACGTAGCCAGCCCGCCGTCCTTGAACAGCTCCAGCCATTCCTCCCGGGTGCGGGTTTCGCCCCGGCCGCTGGGCCGCTCCCGCTCGCCGTCGAGGATGGCGCGGTCGATGTGTATGCGCTCGCTTTGGCGGAAGGCGTGGGCAAGGAAACGGTCGATCGCGTCCTCCTTGGAGGATTGCGGCATGGCCGGAACGTGCGCCGCCTCCCGGTAGACCGTCATGCCCCGGATCCCGTAGCGGCTGGCCGGCACCCACGGCTCACGGCCCGGGCGGCTGTAGGCGCTTTTGACGGCCGACAACGCCTCGCGCTGCGACAGCCCAACCTTGAACGCCCAGCTCTCGGCCTCGACCTCCGCGTCCTCGATCGACATGCCTTGGTCGCGGAACTGGCAGGCCAGTTTAAACAGCTGGTTGTTCCGCTCCCCTTCCGGGGCGCCGTTTTCGTAGATTGAGCGGACGGCTGGGGCAAGGGGGATGCTCATTTCGCTCCCCTCGCCTTCAGATCCCGCTCCTGGTACCGCTCCGCCCGCTCGCGCAGCTCCTTGATGACGATCATCGCTAGGTCAAACTTGCCCAGCGCCCGCTTCAGCATGCGGTAGACGCCGTCGGGCATGTCCAGCTTCATGGTCTCGCGCAGGATGGCGATGCCCTTCTTTTGCACATCCTCTGTGCAGCGAGTGCGTTTTACGGACATTTGCGATCCTTAAATTTTTGAAATGCCCGATTGAATGTCTTAATAGCGTTTTCCTCGGTAAAGTCTTTTGGATCGGCATAAACATGTTTCCGATCGTCGTCTGTTACATGAAAGAAAAGAGGCCAGATTTTTTCAGTATAAAACAATGCCAAAATATCCATATCGTCTTCTGTGTATTTTGTTTTTTCATATCTACCCCTACAACATGAGCCCTTAACCATTCCGTTTTTTATTTCCCCGGATGTTTTTACCTGTAGCAAACAAATGTATTTTTCATGTTTCAGCCAAATATCAGACGATGTCTGTCCAGTTACCTGCACGGCTTGGTAACCCCACCTTAACAAAAACCCAACACAAAATGGTTCGTGGGCATAGCCCTGAGCAAGATTACCGCAAGTCGACTTTGTTTCAGTGGTAGATTCTTTAAAAAGAGTCGTCTGAGTCATTGTCTTCTCCAGCAAGAAAGCTGCAAAACATCGCCCTCTTTATACTTCCACCCAACTTGCCCAAGTCTAAAGCCTGCTCGTATAAGTGTTTTGTTTAATTCACAACAACACCGATCAAGCTCTGCTAAGCGTTCTTTAGCTGTTTTTTTGTAGTAAGGTGTTTTTTTCATACCCACTGCCCCATTCCATACCGCCCGCGGTTCTTTTGAATCTGCGCCAGCACGCCGGCCCACTCCTCCATCGTCCAGGATCCGATGATGCGGGCGGAGAAAAAGGAGATGAGTTGGGGGAGGGTCATCGGCTTACTTCCCGGATGCATCGGATGATTTCCGCCGCGACTTGCGGGACAATGGCATTTCCGAGTCCACGCAGTTTAGCCACTCGGTGGGGTACCCCATGAGCCACGCGACCCAGGTCGGGTTCAGGGAGCCAGATTGCTGGATTGCGTCTTGAACGGCTGCGTCGAGATAACCCTTCTTGAGTCGATAAGCCTGTGACTTGCTTCCAAGCGGCCCCGTTCCCTTCCATTCGGCAGCCCGCGGCGTGGGCCATAAACCCACCATTTCTGACAAATACCCAGTCTTCCGATTTGTTGCCGCACGACTCGGCCTCATGCCTTTCCTCTGGATATGATCCATTGTTGATGGAGTTGGAAAGATTTGTGGCGACGATCCAGACCCTGTCCCGTCTGTGAGGGGCATCGACGGCGCAAGCTGGAATAATGACCGGCTCGACTTCGTAACCTTCCGCTTCCAAGTCAGCACACACCGTGTCGAGTGCCAGGTTGACGATCCCAGCAACATTCTCACCAATGATCCAAGCGGGCCTTGCCTCGCGTATGACTCGGCGCATTTCCGGCCAGAGATAGCGGTTGTCGTCCTTGCCTCGCTGCTTCCCGGCAACACTGAATGGCTGGCAGGGGAATCCGCCGGTGAGAAGAGTGACTCCTGCGTATAGGTCGCCTCGTACCTGCCGGATGTCCCCGTGGACGTGCACGTCCGGCCAGTGCTTTTTAAGGACGGCTTGGGCGTAGGGCTCGCAGTCGCAGAAGGCGAGTGTCCTAAATCCGTTCCACTTGGCTGCAAGGGCAAATCCTCCGATGCCGCTGAAGAGATCGAGGTGGGTGAGCTCATGGGTCACAGTCCGCCCTCCGTCCGCAGCCGGTCCAGAATCAGCACGTTCTCCCGCTCCTCGGCGGCTTTGAGGGCGTCACGGGTCTCCGCCAGCTGCCGCTCCAGCGATCGGATCCGCTCGACCAGCTGGCGGCTTAATGGCTCGGTCGGAAGGACGACGTAGTTGGTGTCGTTCATTTGCCCGCCCTCGGGTCGTACTTCTTAACCTTCCGCCACAGCGTGCAGCAGGCCCGGAACGCCTCGAAGGCGTCCTCGACCTCCTCGGCCGTGTAAAGTTTTTCATCCAGCGCCCCGGTCTTGCGGTCGATGAAGACGTTCCTCGCCGGCAACGCCTCGCCCGCCCAGGCAAACGAATAGGCGGCCAGCTGGAGCAGCTCCTTGTAGTCGGTCCAGACCTTGTGCTCCTCGTCGGCCGTGGCGAAGCCGGGCATCTCGGGATGGAACGGCGCGACCTTGGTAAAGTTTTTGGATTTGAAATCGATGATCTCCGTCTGCCCGTCGATCTTGGCTATCAGATCGCACCGGCCCGCGTAGCCCTCCCCGTCATGCACCACGACCTCCTCCGACAGCACCACCTCGTCCAGACATCTGGACCAGCAGGTCAGGCTTTTGAGGTGGGGCCGGAGCGTGTCGTCCATGTCCTTGGCCAGCGGGGCCTCGCCCCGGATCACCTGCTCGGCCAGCTCGTGGATCCGCGTGCCCACGTCCGCCATGCCGGACAGCTCGGCCTTGTTGGTCTCATGCACCCGGCGGGCGTAGTCGTGCAGCTCCTCGCCGTCCTTGCGGGGCAAGGTCAGCGTCTGCGCGATGGCCGCGTCCACCTTGTGGCGGGTCAGCGCCTCGCTTTCCATGATCTTGAGGATCGTCGTGACGCTGGGGAACGCGCCGGCCTTGCGGGCCTGGCGCAGATCCCCGTGGCACGGCTCCCCGGTCGACAGGTAGTAGTGCGCCGATTCGGTGTCGTATTTGACGACAAGGTTGCCCACGGTCTTAGGCTTTCCAGCTGCGCAGCACCGGCACGGCCATGGCAAACAGGGCCACGACAAAGACGGGGATGGCGATTCGGATAATGGTTTCAGTCATGTTTTTCTTTCCGAGGAAACCGGCGGCAGTGGGGGAACTGCCGCCGGCCCCTCTTGTTGGTTTTGTTGCTCGGTTCTCCGAAGGGTTAAAACGGGATGTTGTTGCCGTCCGCGTCGGTGGTGGTGTTGCGGATGGAGGCAGCCACGGCCAGCGCCGGCTTGGGCTCGCGGTCCTTGAAGCGGACAAAGTCCGGGTCCACCTTGAGCTTCGCCTTGCCGGCCTTCAGCACGCTCTGCACGTTGGCGTACACCTGTCCGTCCCGCTCGTTGTGGGTCACGACGATCTGGCAGTTTTGCCCGATCAGTTTTTCCAGATCGAAGTTGTCCGGGGCGGGTTTGCCAAACCAAGACTTCAGGTCCTTCGCCAGGCTGCTCTTTTCATGAAGCGTCAGGCCGTAGCGGCGTCCGATCGAGTACGGGCGGCCGTCCTCCATCTTTGAGGATAGTTGCCAAACTATCCTTACCTTGTGCTGGGATTTGGTTTCGCCCTGCCAAGTCGTCTCGACGATGCCGAGGTCGGCCACGTCGCAGCAGACCGCGTCATGCACGCCTTCCGGGGCGGGGGTATAGGTGCCGTTACTGTTGGGTTTCATTGCGATGATTGCCATGTCTTTTTCTCCTTTGGGGGTTTCTCTTTTTTTCAGCGGCGATTACTCGTCGTCGCAGAAATCACTGGTTTCGTGGGGTTGGTTAAAATCTCGGAACTCCATGTCGGCGAGGTGCCAGGCGATCTTGTGCTTCCGGGCCAGATCGGAGGCCATTTCCCACCGGCCCTGCACGACAGCCTCGACCACGCGCTCTGCCGAATTGCGGCAAGCCATGACCTCAATGTTTTCGATGAGGCGGAAGGACGGGCTGACGTTCATACGCAGGCTGCCTCCCACCTAATTTTGGGATTCCTATAAACAGCCTGATCTTTTCGTTCTCGGTTGGGTCTAGTCCATGTTGCTGGCTTGCAGTCTGCGGCTTTGTTCCACCCGGCTCCACGCAACGAATCCCCGGATTCCTGTTTTAGCGTATAGGTCAAAATTTTTTGACCGCCCATGGCCTGCCACACGCGACGCGCAGCACCGTATAAGAACGAACACGTGTTGCGCGGAGCGTTAGGCGTTACGACAAGGCGCGTAATTTCAGCCGATCCTGGATTGTCCAAGAGTCGTGCTATGGGGCGCCCAACAATTACAGCTCCAACTAGTCGGCCATCATGCTCTGCTCCAATCGCAAACTTTCCGCCGCCGGTTGGATTGTTGTGACGGTGATGATCGCCAACAATTTTGTTGGCCTCCTTGATCGTGATCGGGACTACCTTCATGACCGCTCCTTAATCCGCTTCCAGAACCACTCGACGGCCTGCCGGACGTTTTCAAGGGTCAGGCACTTGGTCGTGAAGTGGATCACGTTCCAGCCGGAATAAGCGGCAAGCCGGCCCTTCTCCGCATCCCGCACCTGCCCCATGCCGCGGCTGTGCCGGCCGCCGACAAACACGCCCCCGTCCAGCTCGATGGCGGCCTTAAAGCCGTTGATCGCTTGGTGGGCGTAATCAAACCGGAAGCGCCGGCCCGGATAGAACGTCACCTCCTTGGTCAAAGCTGGGCCTTTGTGCAGAGCCCATAGCCGCTCGAACTGGCTGGCCAATCGGCTCATTGATCGATCCCTCCGGTCTTCCACTCGCCTTTGATCTCCAGAGGCTGGCGGTCGATTGATTCTAAGCAGCGCACCTTGGCGGCCAGCCCGGCAATCACCTCATTGCACCTAGCCACGTCGTCCCGCAGTTTCCGGACGTCTGCCTGTAGGCCAACGATCGACATAGTGATGGAGAACTCGGCCGTGCCCATGCTCTTGGACTGGGCTGGCAAAACGCCCTCGGCTTCCAAATCCCGCACGCTCATTGCTGAGCCTCGTCTGTGACCTTCTTCGCAAACCAAGCGGCAAAAGATACGGCAAACACCAGCAGCCCCCACCCAGCTCCCACGATTAGGGCCCAGCCGGTAATAACGGCCACCATCTTGGCGATGTCCAAAAAATCGGAGGTCGTCACAGAGGCCTCCGGATCCACGCGGTTTTCTCTGCGGCGAGCCCGCGGATCAACTCCATCACCTCGCGGGCCTTTTTCGCCTCGTCGCAGGTTTGCTGTGTTACGCCGGTGTTACGTTTTTTCTGTAACTCACTGTCACTTCGGCGATGGCAGTGGAGGGATTTGAACCCCCGATCATTCAGAAAACTGTTGTTTTGTTTTATTAACTGCATCGATTTCTCCTATTTTTGTTGCGTTTTTGGGCGATTTGTTACGCTTGTATCATGGCGTCGATTTTCACCCGCAACGACAGCCCGCACTATTGGCTGAGATTCAAATCCCCGCAGGGCACGTGGAAGGCCAAGGCCACCACGTGGATGGCCGGCAATCCCCTTCACCGGGCCAAAGCCATCGAGGAGGCCGCCCGCATATCGGTCAACGAAAGGCGCCCCAAAATAAAAGACGACTGGATCCTGCCCTTTATCCTGTCCTACCAGGCCAACCTCAAAACCATCATTCACTACCGCAACTCCTGGCGCTGGCTGGAGCTTTACCTGGTCCACCGCGGCATCACGGCGGAACAGTTTTCCCCCGCTGAGGCCGAGGCCTACATCAGCTGGCGTACCCAGCCGACCCGCCGCGTCTCCGGCCGCGCCGTCCACCGCAACCAAGCCCTGCGGGACATCAAGATCATGAAATGGATTCACCGCCACGGCCGGCTCCTCGGCCACTGGCAGATGCGCGACCTGGACGACTACCGCCTCCGCTACGCCCCCAACAAGCGTATCAAGCCCCCCTTTACCGACGAGCAGATCGCCCGCGCCCGCCAAGCCATGGCCCACATGCCGCCGGCCCAGCAATGGATGCGCGTGGCCTTTGAAATCGGCCTGGCCACCGGGTGCCGCCTGTCCGAAACCCAGATCCCCATGCACTGCATCGACCTGACGGCCGGCACCATCACCTTCCCCACACCCAAAGGCGGACCTGCCAAGGCCTTTACCATCCCCATTCCCAAAGCCCTGATCCCCATGCTGACCGCCATGAAAAAGGCCGGCCTGCGCCAGACCTGCACCCTGCCGCCCTGCGCCAGCCGGGAGTTCCGCGTGCTGTTTAATCGGCTGGGGCTGTATTTGCACTGCTTTCATTCCCTAAGGGTTACCCGTGCATCAAACCTGCGCCGGGCAGGAGTGCCGTTAGGTGCGGCCATGCGGCTGCTAAATCACGGTTCAGAACTGATCCATGAGACTTACGTCCGGCACGACGTGGCCGATCTGCGGGCGTGGATTGATTTTGGGCAACCACCTCCCGCCGCCAACGGTCAAAATCCTCCGGCACCACCAGCCCCAACACGCTGGGGAAACCGACCTGCCGGCTTATCGCCAACATCTTCCCGTAAGAATACCCGTATGCGGCCGCCAGCTCCCGCAGGTTCATCGCTTGGTTAAACCCGCGCTTTACGCGGGCCGCTTCTAGGTACCTCTCGGGGGTCATGGCGCGTCGTTAGCCTCCTGGATCAGCTGCGCAACGAGCTGCGACAAGCTCAGGTTTTTTTTCTCCGCCAGCTCCCGGCCGAGCTTTTTAATGCGCACGGGCAGATACAAATTCGTCACCTCCGCGCCGCTGTTCTTCGAGGAGGATTTGACTGGCATGTGCGTGTCATATGCGCATGAAACACGCATTGCAAGAAAAAAGTTGCCTTCACCCAAACTTTTTTTCTGGCGCGGATTTGACGTGCGCATCATTTGCGCATAGAAGGCTGTGCATGGGCAAAGAAGCCACCAACCTGACCCTGCCCGCCGAGGTCAAAAAGAAAGGCATGGCGCTGGCCAAAAAAGCCGGCATGTCCCTTTCGACCTACGTGGCCCAGCTGCTGATTAAGGAGGCGGCCAGGGAGCAGGGTTTTATTACCGAGAGCCCTGCTCTGTATGCGGTCGGACGGTCACGGGCAAAAACTAGGACAAAAGGGATATGATTAAGGCGTTTTTTGCCACCTTAGGAGTGCTAGCTGCACTAGTTTTTGTTTTTTTACTAATCCTTGTTTTGGGAGGCGCCCTAGCCGAACACCAAGGCTCAGCTGTTGTTGCGCCTTTGGTTGAGCAAGATCCACAGATTGCAGACAAAAATCAGAGGCTGCGGGATTTGTACCAATCGACATATGAAACTATTGTCCGTGAGCCAAGCCGGCCAATGGCAGATTTTTACCAACCCATCCTTGAGATGCACTACCTTTGGCTTGATGCGCGTGACAGCTCCTATTGGGTCAACCGCCCAGACGAGCGCAAAAAAATGGACTTAATGATTACAAAACTCGTGGACCAAGTTAGTCGCGACAAAAGGGTTAGAGACGCTTTTGCTGGCCAATAGTTTCATTTTTCAATCCGCATAATTCCGGATTAGACCCTTAAAAAAGACAGAGAATTGACCATGTTTTATTTATGGGCGAAGCTTTGCCATGCCCGCCAAGGTCACCTGCCCCAAATGCGGGGCCGCTGTCCCCTCAGAGCTTTTCTACAGTTCCCTCGGCCGGATAAAAACCAAGCGAAAGGCCAAAGCATCGGCCCGCAACGCCCGCAAGGGCGGAGCCCCCAAGGGAAACCAGAACTGGAAGGGGCGCCTAAAGGACTAAATTTGCGTCGTCCAAGGACCGAACAGGAAGTAGCAGAGCAACTTCTCCCCGTCCTCGGTTAGCCGGTGGATCTCCTCGCCGTTCTCCGCTTCGATTGGGTTTACGAGCTCAAACAGAATCGCCACCTGCTCGTCGTGGGTGATGTCGTCGGGTAGATACGACCACTTGTGGACGTACTCCAGCACCTGCTGGAGCCGGGCCGGACTCATGTTTCCGTAGCTTTGCGGGGTGGACGGTTGAATCATTTCCATGATGCGTTGTTTCATTTCAATGCCTCCTTGCGTTGGGTTGTTCGATGCGTATCCAGCTCCATGAGCACCTCGTGGCCGCGGCCGGTCAGGCAGTAGGTGGGGCAGCCAAAGCCATTCCCGTGGGGCAGGTGCAGGACAAGGGTACGAAGCACCAAGCTGCGCTCCCGCATGGTCAAGTAGTCCGGCAGTTCGCGGCTGACCAGGACATGGCTCAAGATATCCCGCACCCGGGCCAAGTCTGCATGCCTGCGGCAACGGCAACGCCGGTCACCATTCCTCATGTCCGTTCCCCGAATGGCTGGCCGCAAAGCTGGCCAAGAGGTCGTAGACCAGATGCCCGCGGACGCTTAGATGGTAGGACTTTCGTCCGTCATCACCCTCATACTCGTAGGCCAGCAGCCAGCGGATGATTTCCCTCTCATGGTCTGGCGTGCTGTCTGGAATCCGATTGTGCACCAGAATTTCCCCCAGCACGGCTAGCAGTGTCTGATCCTCAATCCCGCAGTAACCCAATCTTTTCTGCTCGATTTCGGTTGTGGTTTTCATGACCACATTATCAACCCAACAGCTAGGTTAATTCATGAGTTATTCTTGTCGTATTGTGAATAAACAGAGTGTTTTTGTCCTAGATAGGACACAAAATAAAAAGCCAGCGCGGATCTTTTAGGAGCTTTTTGTGCCTTTTTTTATCAGCCGATAGTGCGGCAGGCCGCGGATCCCCCGCCCCCACTTCACCCGGAAATCCTTGCGCTCGGCCAAGCCGGCCGCCACCAGCTCGGCACACTTTAGCTTGGCCATCTCGTAACACACCCCAAGCTGCTCCC